ATTGAATTCTCTTAGGAAGAGGAAAGGCTCAAACTTCTGTCTGATCCCAACCCCAATCAAGGATGTTGCCATTCTGATTGCTCCTGGGTCACAACTAAGAACAACCACATCCATTGTTTGGTTTAAGATCATTTCAACATTAAAGCTAGACCTAGACAATGATTTGTTCCCAAATGTCTACTCTTTCAGTAATTATTGGGAAACAAGGTGGATTTCACTTGACTCAGACAGAATTGATCATTACATGAGGGTCCATGATGCCAACATAATGAACTCAATGTCACTAATTCAGCAAGCATGCAAAGATGGATCCATTGATAAAACATTTTGTCAGCTTAATGATGAGGGTTATCTGTCATTATTCTCACTCATAAATGTGGAAAATAAGCAAGTGACATCATCAATGATGCAGGATGTCAGATACTTTGTCATGAAAATGATCGGACTTAATAGGGATTTAAAATCATCTTTAGATAAGTTGCAAGTTCCAATTAGATCACCATTTCAGGTCTTATTGATAAGCAGGCTTCATAAATTCACCATGTCATGTATGTCAGAGAGCCCAATTCAGTTCTTCGAAAGAAGAACACCAAAGTTTGATGAGTTATTGAATGACTTCATTGATGAATCTGCTGGATCAACAAGTAGGGTTCCATCAATATTCTCTGACTCATTGAAAGATTTCTCATTTATTCTCATGGAAATGTATGTTTGCATGTTATTCAATAAGGATCAAGGAAACAAAACTCATGGGTCTCTCAAGATATTGAGTAAGATTGCGAAGGAAGAACTAAATCTTAGGAAAATAGGCGAGAAAATATCTGATGATAAGTATTTCACTGCCTACGGTGGTGATGACTTGAGTTTCATAAAGAAAATAATTGCAAACAGGGGACTGAGCCACATGCAATCAGCCAGAGTTATCTCAATAGCTTCAAAGTTGCAAAGGAAGTCAATATACTGCACAAAGAAGGATAATGTGCACTATATGAGTGTCAACAGTCATTACACTTCTAAAACATTAGACACATTTGCAACATTCAAGGCATCAATAACAACTTTATGTGAGGAGGTTCCCAGGACACCAAGTGAGGCTTTCGCATTGGGGTATCAAGAGGGCAATAAGATCAGTCTGCTTAATGGTATGTCCAAGAGAAGAAAGTGCGTTGAAGAGCTCTTGGATTTCATTGAAAAGTATGATGTTAAATCTCATAGACTTGATGAGTTAGTTCAAGAAATAATAGATCATATAGATATCAAAATCCAGATATTCAGGAAGAACCAAATTGGTGGAACAAGAGAAATCATCATACTTGACATAATGTCAAGAATGCTTATAAACTATGTGGAAAGCATATCAAGATACCTATGTGACTATGATGAGAGGGAAATGCTGACCAAGGGGAAAGAGAAATTGATCAAAATGAAGCAGTATGGTTATGAT